TTGATGAATCGTAACTGTAATATGTCTTTGCTGTGTCAACAGTGGTATCCGTCGAGGCCGTCTTGTGCTCCGCAAACCAGTTCACAACGTCCACGACGCTTTCCACCATGCCAAGCCCGGAGAGGGCGTTATTTGCCGCTGTGTTCGCGGTGGTCGCTGATGCCTGGGCGTTGTCTGCGCTTGTCTGTGCATTGCTTGCCGCAGTAGCCGCCGCGTCAGCACTCCGCTGTGCATTTCCCGCCGCTGTCGCCGCATTGTTCGCAGAGGTCTGCGCGGCATCTGCCGTCCGTTGCGCCGTAGCCGCCGCGCTTGCCGCATTGTCCGCACTCGTTTGCGCGTTCCCCGCCGCAGTAGCCGCCGCTGATGCACTTGACTGTGCTGTGTCTGCGGTCTGCTGGGCGTTCGCCGCCGCTGTTGCAGCGCTGCTTGCGCTCTGCTGTGCCGCACCTGCCGCCTGTGCCGCGCTGTCGGCGGAAGTCTGTGCATTGTCAGCGGAAGTCTGAGCGTTTGAAGCCGCTGTTGCCGCCGCATCTGCTGACGCTTGAGCCGCACTCGCTGTCTGCTGTGCCGCGTCTGCTGATGTCTGTGCCGCGTCTGCCGCATCATGCGCCCGCTGTGCGTCTAATGTGGCCTCGTCCGCCCTCTGCCTTGCGATCCCTGCCGCTTGTGCCGCAATATCAGCTTGCGTGAGTGCCTTGATAGCCTCTGTGTTATCCGTCGGCGGTGCGGAGGCGTTCCCGACCAGAAATGCCCGACCGTTCGCCACGCGGACTTGTACCACGTCGCCTACTGATGCGTTGATGGTCAGCTTTGCGGGGGTTTCGTCCACGCCGCCCGGGATGTGCACGTAAGCGATCCCGTCTTCGATACGTCTGACGGTCGCCTGTGTGTCATAGCCGCCTTTGCGTTCGTTTTTCGTCACGCCTTCGACAGCTTTGTAGAACTGTCTGGCGGTCTTGTTCATATCAGCCATTAGCTACAACCTCCGATGTTGTCGCGCCGTAACCGAGGTCTATTGTCTGCGAGGTGACGCGAAAAAGGCCGTTTAAGCCCTGTTTCGGGTATTTGAGATAGACTAAGTCGCCCGGCATGATATCCGGCTGAAATCGCCTCTTATACGATCCTGTGAGGGCGTTCTGCTGTTCTTCCCGCAGTCTCCTAAGCGCATATTGTCCAATGCTCTCATTGTCGGATAAATCACATGACGTGTCCTGCATCCAGATTTCCCGTCCCCGGTTGACGGTCGAAAGTGGGCTGTCTTCCGAATCATCACGGGCAACGGCTGTCAAGTCTTCGTCGATTGCGCGGAAGACGTTGGGGCACGAATACCAGTCATTTGTAACTGTGATAGCATTCTCGACGACATCATTGTCGAGCGGGTCGAATGTCGCCGCTGCTTCTGTCGGGAGTGGTTCAATGACGATTTCGCCGTATCCAGTAACCAACATACGCCAGTTGATAGCCGCCACGACCTTTTGTGCCATATCCAGATGCGTGTCGTCTTCGTCCGCAACGATTGAGGACATCACCGACGGCGCGTTCTCTGATACACTCACGGGAGCGGGCACGACCGACAACAGCTTGGTCAGGATCACGTCCGCGCCGATTCCCGCCGGGACATAATAGCCGCGATCCAGAAGGACGTCGTCAGCGGCCTTTAAGACCGAATAGCATTCCGCCGTGCATTCCGAAACATTTCCGTTGAAGTCCCGTCCGGGTGTTGTTGCAAGACCCGTAAACAGGGGAACGTGTGCACCGTCGCTCCCCTGTCTCGCGTCAAGATAGATTCTTATGTACTGTTCGCCGGAATCGATGTCTTTACAATCAATATCCGCCGACTGCATCATCCCGTCCGCTTCCCTCTGGATTCGTCCGCCTGTAATGTCGATACGCTCTATATCCCGCCATGTAACAGGGTCAACACGCGTCATGTGATAGAGCGCGGAAAAACCTTTTGACCAGTCCATGACCTACTCCTTATAGCTGATAGCGCGTCTCATGCCCAACAGGAACGCCATTACTCGTCACATACTCTTCCGTGCCGTCTGGGTCGCAAATCTGAGGGTTGGTGAAGGGTGTGGACTGTTCGGTGGTAGGGGCGGCGAGTTTATAAACCGTATTTGTGCCGTCTGTGATAGCATCGGCAAGTGATTCATCCCCACTCTGATATGCTCTTACGCCATACTTCCGCTGTATCACCCCATCACTTGTCTTCCTATCCCCATCAGCATAGAGGTTATTATTGCTGTCAAGTTTGAAGAGACCACGAAGGGTATCTGTGCCGAGGTCGTAATTTCCGATTATATTATCGTCCGCATCCCTCATGACGTGCGCTGTCGCCTGTACACTCTCCAGACTTCCCGGATTATACTCATAATAATCTTCCGTGAAGAATCCCCATTCCCGCAGTTTTGCAACTCCTGCTCCTGCTGTTGCGGTTTCAAGGTTGTAGATGTAGTCTGCGATGGTAGAGCCGAGAAGTGCGGTGAGGTCGATAAGCATAATATTCTGTAAATTAATTACATCACCGATCTCCAACTGATTTCGACCGATAAAAAGCTGAAATTCAGAGGTTCTGGCATCTGGAGCGATTGCAATTCCACTTAATAGATTCCACGAATTCGCTGTTGCTATGCGACTAAAAAGGGTTGAGTTATCATTAATACGGAACAATACGTCAATGGTTCTTGACGGTTCTGCGCTCACGAATAGCGCATACTTATGCAACGGTGTGACGAACAGGCCTGTTCTGAAGATGCTTAAATGGTAACTGGTATCGTTTACGGTAATTGACAAAATACCGTCTGATACTGTCCTATCGTAAGTGTTTGGAATAGTCCAGCCTGTAGTACCGTTAGAAAAGTCTCCATTCTCAACAAGCTGATTCACATTCACCGTTGCCCCGACGATGGTATCATATAGTCTCTTGATCATCGTATATAGTTCCTCCTGTCTTTCGCATCAAATACGGCGTGTTATCCATCTCGAAATTATCCCACGTAGGCGGGTTCAGTTCTTCCCAGGCCGCCAGCGTCATACCGTCAAGGGCTTGTGTATCAACTCGTGTAATCTTGAGCGAAAACTCGACAATTTTGTGTGCCGTGCCCTGCTTGTAAGATTCGCTGACTTGTACGTCTGCGGCATAGTTTGACCCGTCCTTCGTGCGGATGTGACATACACCCGCATGGACAGCGAGCCGCCGCATAGCCTGTATGACTTCCGCGTCGTCCGTAGCGATTGCCACACCGGAAAGACTGCCCTCCCTGTGGACGGCGGGGTTCCAGTCACCCTGCACGCTTCCGCCGAGATACTGCGTCTCCGTGAAGTCCTTCGTCCACGAATTAGACAAGTCAACATTGTATTCGAGCCGAACGACACCCGTATCCCATTCAATGATGTTGTAATCGATATCGAGGAAGTCCCCGTCCGCTTCATCAAGGTCGACCCATGCAAGCGTGTTTTCTTCCGTGATATAGTCGCCATTTTTACTGCGATACACGATCCTGTGACCGCCATATTCTCCAATGGTCGGATAAGGGTCAACATACGTTTCGCCAAAAGCCGCGCCCTCATATATCAGCACGGGTTTGTCGACCGAAAGCCGATAAATATCAGCGACAGCGTTCGCTGTGTCGGATGTAGCAGCTACGTCATTCGGCAGCATCGGAATGATGATTGCATACGTCGCGCCTTCGTCAATGATCGCGCCCGCGTCCGGCATGACAGCCTGATCAGTCCATTTCACGCGGAAGTCCTGTGTCGCAGATGCGCTTTGACCGTAGCTGTCTTGTGTCGTGGCAATGATGCGATACTTCGCGCCGTCATCCAGATGCCCGATGAGCATATCGTTCGTGATGGTGATTGTGGATTCACCCTGCTGTGAATATACGGCAATGGTCTCGCCTTCATAGCCTCTTGATATTTCTTCGTCTGGACGGTCAAGGAAGTATTCGTCTGCCCGCTCAATGATAACGGACGTTGTACCGCCCGCCTTCGCGCCTGTGACGGTCAGCGTCAGCGGCATTTCCGTCAATGCGGTAAATGTATCAGTCTCGCCATCAATTGTCTCTGTGACCGTCTCAAGCGATGTGGAGGCGATTGTGCACGTGACCGCATTCGCAACGATCACGGGAACAGGTGCGCTCCAGTCGTCCGACAGATGCCCGCTTCCGCTTGTGACGCGTACCGCAAGCAGGTGTGTTGATCCTGTCGCCCATCCCTGCCGCCTTGCGCTTACGGTGACGGTCTGCGCCGTGGTAACTGTGGCGATGGTTCTATAGCTTGGTGTCTGTCCCGAGTAGGTAACTTCCGCAAGCCTCGCAGATGCCTGTCCCGTCCCGTCTGATGTCACATAGACCCATGATGCGTCCACCGTTCCACGCGCAGTGATAACACCCGCTGACAGTTCCAGAACGGGCACAACAGGCGCGGAAGACAGGACGATTTCAGCCGCCCCGCTCCAGTCGCTCCAAGTAACATCGTCGCCATCTGACAGGCCGAGTCTTACGCGCACGTACCACGTTACGCCCGCTTCAAGCCCGGATATATTCCACGATGTTGCCTTCCGTCCGATCTCATATGTTGACGGCTCGTCTGTTGACTGCCATGCGTCCGGATGGTCAGACCACGACAGCTCCGCAACGTTCGCCGCGCTCCATGACCATGTCCACGTGGCGCGGACCGTGCCCGGTACAGAGGTCGACGAAAGCGCAAGGCCAGTAGGAGCCGCCGGGATCGATGTCCCGTAAGTGATTGTTGCCGAGGACATATACGACGTATATTTTGTCGTCCCAGCGGTGTAGCTGCCAGCGAACGTCTGCGCCCGAAATGTCAGCGCGCTTCCGGCTCTGGTCGTCGGAAGTGTCACGCCCGTTGCCCGTGTTGTGCCTTTCGGCAAAATCACGACCGGGCTTGTTATGGTCTTGTTGCCGCTCTTGTACATTACGGAGATGAGCGTAAATGATCCGGGAATGTCAGAATTGTTCTCACACTCAATGTCTGCCTTGTGAGTCGTGTCATTGACGGACGCGGTCAGCCCGGAAGGAGCCGCCACGTATCCGACTGCGGGACGGCGCGCGCCACTGACAGAAACGTGTGTGTCGTGCTTCGTCGCCACCCGAATAAACAGGGCTTCGTCTTCCCCGCATACCCTCGGCACTTCTATCGTCGTTCCATCCGTCTTTGCTGTGTCCTTGAGCGTCACGGCATCTTGCCATCCGTCGGAAGGTGCGCCGCCTGTTGCTGTGGGCGTGGCAATCAGATATTGAATCGTCGTTTCGTCGATAGGTCTTGCAACACTCTCGTTTGCGTTCCATCTTACAATGACGTTATACGTGCTTCCGCCCGTCGTGGCCTTCACATATGTGATATCGGCCTTGTTCGGGGTCGCGTAGACGTGTTTCGCATAACTCCACTTTTCTGAATCGTCTCTGACACCTTTTGCGCGCGCTCGGAACCAGCGCGTATATGAGGCCGTGCCGAGTGCGCTTTCATCAATCGCCTTTGACCCGCCGGAAGCCGACATCGTGCCCTTCAGCCATCCGGCCTGTGATGCAGACCAAGGCGCGTCCTTGCCGCTGGTATAGTTGCAGTTCGTGACGAGTACCGATTCCCAGTCAACCCGCCGGGAAACATTCGCTGCGTCCGCCGGGTTCGCTTCCGTGACGGTAAAAATCGTACGGTTGACGTAATCTTCAGACCATGAGGCAGACGCTTTCGGATTATCCGGCTTTTTGAAGGTGTACGTCTTCGAAGCCCAGTCCGACATCTCGGGCATATAGTGATAATGATATATCTTTTCGATTGTTTTTTTCTTGTTGCCCTTTCCTGTCGTCTCCTTCTTTGTAACCGTCTTTGTCCACGCATCCCGAGCACCGCGAACGCGAAATTCAAGGGTTTTCAGTTTTGTCTCTTTAGCCGGATAATAGTTAGCGAACGTCAGAGAAACGGATGTCGCTGTCTTCTTTTTAGGATTAATTTCGTGCCACTTACCGCCATTCACTCTCCACTGTACCAACTGTGCGTCGCCATAGTTTTTGTCGCCACACTTCCAAGCAAACGTGAACTTTTCCTCGTTGCGCGTAATTGACAGCCCGGTCGGCTTGTCGGTCTTATATTGTTTTGCGATATTGTAAATATGCGTTATTTTCTCCGCCATTAAGCCGTCCTCACTCTCATATTCATCTGCCGCAGGAGCTCGTCCACAACCAACTGCGGATCACGTGCTCCGTCAACGGTGATGTAGTTCGTGATGTTGTTGCCGCCGTTCATCTGACTTGCCACCGCCTTTGCGAACGGTTTCATGTAAGGATCAGACAGCGGGACAATTGCCTCATTTCCTGCTTCACCGATGCCGATCAGAGAAGGAGATTTTGCGATACCACCGCGAGCGTACCAATCAATGCCAACAGAGGGTTTAGTTCCCTGCCCGCCAATGCCCCACGGCGCAGACCCGCCACTAATCTTGAAATGCGGCAATTTCACCCCACTGAAAATCTTTCCCATGCTGATAGGGAAGATGCCTTTTATACGGTTGACGGCATTCGAAACAAGTTCCTTCGCCTTTTCAATGGGTTTTGAAATTGCACTCTTTATGCCGTCCCATACGCTCTGAGCCTTGCTCTTGATGCTGTTCCACTTACTGACAAGTGCATCCATCACCCGACCCATGATGTCCTTGACCTTTCCGATCATGTCTTGCATTGGCTTTGTGATCTTCTGAATAAGGGCTTTGATTGCGGGCGAAATATTTCCGAATCCCTGCCGGATGCCCTGCGCCAGACTTTTAATCATTTCCCACGCAGCCTTTAGGGCAACAGGAACAAGCCGGGCAAGTGCTATGACGATCTTCGGAATTAACTTCACAACAGCCGCGATTACAGAAGGAATCGCCGCTATAATGCGCGTTGCCATCGTTTTAAGGAACTCGCCGCCCTTTGCAGCGATTGTTGGAAGATTAGCCGTCAGGAATGCGATAAACTGCGTAATCATGTTGCCAGCCCCTGCGATAATGGCGGGAATATTGTTAAGAATTCCTTGTGCGATATTTGTGACAATTTCAAACCCCTTCGCCAGTACCGCCGGAAGATTTGCCGTTATAGCACCGAGAAACGCCGCGAAAAGTTCCTGTGCCTTTGATACGAGCGTAGGAATGCTCTGCAAAATGCCGTTTGCTAGGTTTGTAACAAGCGTAACGCCTTTTGCCAGTAACTGCGGCGCGTATGTCGTTACCGCTGTTCCGAGCGTGCTCAGCAGTTCCGGCACTTTTTCGGAAAGCATCGGTGCGGCTGTCGAGAACGCAGTT